AGATTGTCTATGATTTTGCTAATTGAGTCATCATTAAACATTTACAAAGTCTAAAAACTCTTGACGAGTCTTTGCTCCATTCATTCTTTTAATTTCTTTGCCATCTTCAATTAATATATATGTTGGTATAGATTTAATCCCAAACTGTTCTGCTAGTTTTAGCTCTGTATCTACATCAATATACAAAAAATCAACCAAGCCTTCTCTTTTAAGTTCATCTGTAATTGGTCTGGTACGCTGGCAAGGATTACACCAATCAGCAGTAAAGTAAAGTACGTGTCTCACTTACCAGACTTCTTTCTAGCCTTTTCAAGTGCAACAAAGTCTTTAACCTTGGTATCACCCATGTATCCCCATGCATATCCATCATTAATCATCTTATCATTAAGAGATTCTGTATCTCCATTAACATATACCCAGCCTAAAATACGACCATACTTTTCAGATGAATCCATCTTTTCAGTCTTGATTACAACAGATTTAGCATCTTTTAGATGCTTCTTTAAATATTCTTTAGACTCAAGGCCAAGAGATTTCTCAGCAAGATCTTTTGTGCGAGACTCAGGTGTATCAATACCAGCTAATCTTACACGGGACTGAAATAAAATATCAAACCCTAAATCAATAAGAACGTCAATGGTATCTCCATCTACTACATTCTCTACCTTACGTACATAGTACTCATACATTATTTATACCGCCAGCTTTTCTCGTTCATCTACAACGGTAAGAGCAAAAGACATCATCTTGTCATACCCTACCGCATTATTCATAATTTTATTATAGTGATGTCCACAAAACATTAAGTCTCCAGATAATCCAGTTACTTTAACAAGTGCTTCTGATGTACATGAATCACAACGATCTGTTGCTTTTAATAACCATTCTTTTTCAATAACTTCTTCTGTAAGTGTCATGTTCATAGTATACCGCTACTTTCTGTTATCAGTGGAATAGAATCCACTACCATTGAATACTGCTGTTATATTAGAGTATACACGTTCCAGTGGTAGAGTGCAAGTTTCACACTCATACCCTGGATCGTTTTCTTTAATAGATCTTTGCTTGATTACAATTCCAGAACATTGTCCTGTGCATTTGTATTCATAAACTGGCAATTACTTAACCTGATTTCCTTTGCTACCAGAAGACTTCTTAACATTTTGACTTGTTGAAGTTTTCTTAGCAGAATCAGCAGATGTTGCCTTAACTGGAGTTGCTGCTAGTTTATTTAGAAGTGGAGCATTTTCTTCACCAGAATAAACTGGACGACCCCAACCAACTACAGCGTTGACCAACTTCTTCTTATTGTTCTTTACATAACCACGAGTTTTTTCTACACACATTCCGCCATTGCGCTGGTCTCCCTTTGCAGTTCCTGAAGTGTTTCCTTCAATAACTTGAATTGTTCCATCACCGTTGTTCTTAATGCAAAGACCAACATGTGAAATACGATTTACACCATCTTCTGGGAAATCAAAATAAATCCAGTCTCCTGGCATTGGATCATCATTACGAGCATCTGACCAACGACCTTCTTTTTTAAATTGATCTGATGCTGCTACTGTTGATGCAGACTTTGGAAACTTTGCTACCCCCGCAGTAAATGCACACCAAGAAACGAATGACTGGCACCATGGTTGGAAGTTAACCTTCATCCATGCACCATACTTTGTTTCATTATCTTTAGGACCTTCAATAGTTCCTAGTTCTTTCTTTGCAACCTCAATGATTGCCTCTACTGATCCTTTAATTGCCATTTTCACCCTCCTATAGGTATCTATCTATTATAGCATTAGGAGGCTTTGTGTGTCAAACGGTTATGGGTTCTTATTCTATGGCAGTTTGCACATACTACTTCACATTTTGCTATTTCTTTTTTTATAGCTGCCCATGAAAATCCATCATGAATCATTCTTGAAACGTTATATTTTTTATCATGGAGGTGATCAAAATCTAAGACTATTGGATTAGTTTCTCCACAGTCCATACAGCCAGATGCTTCTTTTATCTCTGACAGTTTCTTTTTAAACTGCTGCTTATTGTAATGTACTAACTCTTTGTCAGTCATAGACTTTAAGTATATCAAATAATATTAAAGCCCCACACAGGCAATTCACCTGACTTGCGCCACGGTCTCTATCCAATGGGTAACTAATCCATCACTAAGGTCCTGTGTGGGGACTATTTAATTGTACTACTTGATTTTGATTACTTTAGGCTTTTTATCTTCAGGAACAATGCGATCAATATTGATATTGAGCATACCGTCCTTTAGTGCTGCACCAGTTACTTCCATGTATTCACCAAGAGCAAATGATCGTGTAAACTTGCGACCAGCAATACCCTTATGAACAACTTCAGCGTCTGTTATTTCAACAATCTCACCCTTGATAATTAATGTACCGTTATCTACTGAGACATTAATATCTTCTTTTGTAAACCCTGCAATTGCAATGGAAATAATATATGTATCTTCATCTAGTTTAAGAAGATCATATGGAGGATATGATTGTAGATTGGTTTTATGTGCGGTATTTAAACGACTTAGCTCCCTGTTGAAGCCAATAAAAAAAGGATCATTGAAAAGATCCATAGCGAATTGATTTACCATTTTATTCCCCTTTCAAGCGAATAAGTTAACGTACCCCCGTAGGCAGTACAATACTATTATATCAAACTTTTGGAGCGGATAGCGGGAATCAAACCCACACATTAACCTTGGCAAGGTTACGCACTATCACTATGCAATATCCGCATTGCTGGTCTGGCAGGCTACGATCCTGCGACATCCGAATTAACAGTTCGGCGCTCTACCAACTGAGCTACAGACCAAAACCTTTATGGATTGACGCTAACAATCTTGCTAAGTGTTGCACCACTAAGATATTGTGAAGCAACCGCAACAGTTGCTGAAGAAGTTGTTTGTGGAATAAATCCAAAAACAGATGACTTATAAGAAAGAACATTGTAATCAGCAAAGAAATCTGTGTTTAGATCCCAAGCATAATTACTTACTATTGCTCCAGACTTATTGAGTGCCCCAGAACTGACTGATACTGTATCATTAATACATGCTGGATAATCAATTTTGGTTCCTTTAGTATTTCCCGTTGATACAAATACTGGAATGCCCTTTAATTTTAAGTTAGAAATAAGTAGACGAATTGTTTTATCTGCTTCTACAACTCCACCATATACTCCAGCAGTGTTAATTGTTGATGGAGAACACCCTGATCTTCCATTAAAATATCGTGAAAATGATACAGCTCCAACTTTAGAAGAGTTGGCATCAACCCAACGAAGTGCATCAATAAAGTTTCCAGCATTTACTGCTGAAACTGATCGTGCGTTTGCAGGAGCAGATTGTAACAAAACTATTGACAAGTTTGGATTTTGCTTTTTAGCAACTTCTGCCATAGCATTTCCATGATTAATATCATGCGATAAAGACAAAACTTTTGCTGTAACAATATCAGTGCAAGCTTTATTTTCTAAAGTAATACATGTTATATTTGTTGAATTTACTTTAGAATCAAAGTAAGAGTCAATGATTACTAATGATTTTTGATTTGCTGATCCTGACTGAATTGGTACGATTGTTGATAGTAGTACTACGATTAGTGTAATTAATTTCTTCATTTTTTACCCCTTTTATTTTTGTTTTTATTGTTTGATTTTTAAAACTACTTGGCAAGGATCTCCGCCCTCTTCCCATTCTTGCATTTCTTCATCTGTCATGTAGGTATCTCCTTCATGAGTATTGCAGAAAGGCTCTGTAACCCAGCCACGGTCAATACCGTTTTCTAGCCAGATTTCAAATTCATTGTAATCAGATTCATCACTTTGAATATTTTTTAAAATCTCATCAAAATTTTCGTCCATAATATAAGTATACTCCTACGCACTCAGAATGTCAATTGGACCAATGCAAGAAGTACTATAAGTAACTGCTGCATTTATTGCTAGAGTCAGACGACGCTTGGGATCTTTGTGACTCTGGGTAGAATAAAGAGAACCCATAGCGTAGTCTGCCCCTGATCCTACGGCAATAAAATCTCGCTCATAGGAAACCAATGTAAGATCTGCTGCATCATGTTCATACAGCTTTCCTTTTAAGCCAATTAATAATGATAACTCGCTTTCTTTACCGCCAATATCCCATTCACTATAAAAAGTTTTAAGTGATTTTAAGAATTTTCCATGCATAAATTTGTCAGCATTACCCTCTGGTGCTGGTGGAGTAAAGTTATATTGAATTAATTGACCATCAAATGTTCCAGCAAACCCAAATATATAAGGTCCAGATTTCCATATTTTTGGTTTGTCAATAGGCACAATGTAGTTGCCCTCTGATGCACCACGTTCTCCAGCAAGGTATACCTTACCGTCTTTCATTATCCCTGCAATGCAAGTCATGCCTACCCCTTAGTCACTATATTATAAGTATACCAGAGGTAGGCACGGCTGTCAATCAAGGCTAAATGTTATTAATTAGCCTTTTTGTCTACTGATTTAAAAGCATCATTGATTTCTGACAATGTAAGCTTTCCATCGTCCAAAAAAGCTCTAGCCAGCCTTTCAATAACTGTGGCTACGCCTAATAGTCCTGCTAAGAATACTGCTTGCATAGTATCAATTCCTACTACTGCTCCTGCTCCCAAGACTGATAGTCCTGATGCTGCAAATACCGCTAGAATTCTCATAAGAATATTAGTGATTGCTTTTTGTGGATGTTCCTTTTTAGGGGGTTCTACTATTACTTTTTTAGTTGCCATTTTATTTTTCCTTTCGTAGTGGTATTGTGATTAGCCAGATTATTGTAGTTGCAAGTACTGCAATACCAACAATGTCTCTAGCTGATCCTGTCAAAGTTAACCATGCAATAAAGAAGCCTAGGAGGGTGAATGCTTGTGCAATTAATTCCATTCCTGCATCTTTAAACCATTTGATTAATCCCTTTAGCATTTTGCCTACTAGATTGATGGCTTTATTGATTATGTTCATTTGTTCCTCCTTATCATTGCCGCTGCAATTTGTGATGCAATTACAACTGGGACAATTACTTCTTGTGCTTTTTCTCTCTGATCATCTGTCATATCCATACCTAACTCAGAGAAATTAGATAGGAGTTCTGTAACATCCACTTCAAATACTGCGCCAAGCGGGTCT